TGATTAAAGCACCCAAGCCAGAGGACATCACGGCGATGCTCTACGAGATCGACCAAGCGGACGCCGATGGCAGCCAATATGTTCAGCGCAAACTGCGCAACTGGAATACGCGGTTCTGTATCTGGCCGGGGCAAAGCGAAGATGGTCGCAAGTGGTCCGGCGCCCAAGGCAAGCAGCCGTGGCCATGGTCTGGTGCCTCGGACGTTCGCGTTCGGCTTGCGGACAATATCATTTCGGACAACACGGCTCTCCTTTGCAACGCCTTCTTCAAGTCGCGCGTGCAAGTCCAGCCGGTGGAGTCCATGGATGCGGACAAGCGAGCCGCCGCCGAAGCCGTGATGAAATGGCTCATGTTCCAGCACTGTCTGGACGATCTTCGCCGCGAAGTGAAACTCGCCGCCCAGTTCCGCGAGACCTACGGGCTGGCGGTTATGGCCGTGGACTGGGTGCAGAACACCCGCACCGAGATCAAGTCTTTCAGCATCGAAGACGCGCAAATGATGTTGGAGCAGAGCCAAGACCCCAACCTCGCCGCCCTTCTGGAAGTGGTCATGGACCCGCTGCAAGAGGAGACCGCCGCCGAACTCTTGGGGCAGATCATCCCTGAGTTGGGCAAGGTGTCCAAAGTCCGCGAGTTCCGCGACAAGGGCCTTGTCCAGTGGGAGGAGCCTTATGTCTTTGAGAGCAAGCCGGTGTGGACCGCGCTTGAAGCATGGGAGGATGTCATCTTCCCCATTCAGACCTTCAGCCTTCAGCGCGCCGCGTTCGTTGCCCGCAGAGAATTGCTCACAGAAGTGGAGTTGCGCGAGCGCGGCGCAGTCGAGGGCTGGGACGAGGAATGGATCGAAGCCGCCTCGCAGCACAAGGGCCAGCTCAAACGCATCTCGCTCAACATCCACCGCACCGATCAGTTCCTCTACGAGCAACTGCGCGACATGTGCGAAATATGGCATGTCTACCGCAAGGAGAACGACCCCAAGACCAACGCCATTCGCGTCACCCGCTCCGTGGTTAGCTACCATGTCACCGACAAGGTCGCAGTGCATGAGTTGCTGCCCTACGCGCACGGGCAATATCCATTCATCGAACTCCCCCGCGAGCGCGCTACCCGCCCTCTGCTAGAGAGCCGTGGCATCCCCGAGCTGGTGCAGACGGCGCAGGAAGAAATCAAGATCCAGCGCGACTTCCGCTCCGACCGCGCATCCATCAGCATCCTCCCGCCCGTCAAGGTGCCGGCCAACCGGGGCAAGTTTGACCTCGTCCTCGGCCCCGGCATGCAGATCCCCGAACGCCGCCCCGGCGAGATCGAGTGGATGAATCCCCCTCGCCCCGACATGGGCAGCATCGAGGTAGAAGCCGCCACCCGTGCGGACGTGGACAATTACTTTGGCCGCATCAGCGATGCCGTCCCGCAGCAGCGCTACATGCTCCACACGCAGGAGCTAATCGACTCTTGGTTGATCGACATGAAGCTCTGCATCGCGCAGACCATGGCGCTGGCGCAGCAATACATGACTCCCGAGGAGGTCGCGCGCATCACCGGCAATGCCCAGTTGGCATTCAACGCAAGCCCTCAAGACATCCGGGGCCGCTTCGACATTACCGCTGAGTTTGACGCGCGCCTCCTCGACAACGAAGCGCTCGGCGCAAAGCTCGACTACCTCGCCAAAGTGCTCGTCCCGCTCGACAGCTTCGGTGTCATCGACCGTGCCGGCTTGGTCAAATACATGTTCCAAGCCGTTGACCCGAACTTGGCCGGCCTCTTGGTCCAAGACATCGGCCAAGCCACCGCCGCCGAACAGGAAGACGAACAAACCGCCTTCGCAAAAATCGCCGCAGGCACCGAGCCGCCGCTCAAAGAAGGCGGACAAAACGCGCAGGTAAGACTGCAAACCTTGCAGCAGATCATTCAGTCCAACCCCGCCGTCCAACAGCGCTACCAGCAGGACGAAATCTTCCGCAGCATGATCGACGCCCGCGCGCAGGCATTCCAATTCCAGTTGCAACAGCAGCAAAACGCCGTCATCGGCCGCACCGGCGCCCAACCAGCGCTGCAAAAGATGGCGCAAGAGCAGCAACTCGGCATGACCGCCCAACCCGCCGCCTAACACATGCATCCCAACGTCTCCGTCAGAAACATCGCCGGTCTAAACATCCCGCAGCACAACGCGGTTGAGCTGAATTACGTCTCCACGACAAACAATCTCTCCACGGTGGTCTACAAAGAAGGCAGCCAGACAGTCGCCACGCTCACCTTCACCTATGTCGGCGGCACGCCGTCCTCCGATGACGCCAAGATCGCCACAGTGACCCGCAGCTAATGGCTATCAAATTCAACCCGCTGACAGGAAACTTCGACTTCACCGGAAGCGGTGGAGGCGGCGGCGGCGCGTCCTATATTGACGGCGAGGTTGCCACCTACGCCGACCTGCCGCTAGACGGCTCGGCCGCTCTCAACAGTGCATGGCTCGTCCGCACAGCCAGCGGCGTCTGGCCGGTGAGCCGCAAGCAGGCGGGCATTTATATTCGCACAGCCACCGGCGGCAGCAGCAGGGACGCTGATTACACCTACGCTGGCACCATGCCGGATGTGTTCAGCGATGCGCAGTTCACGCTCTACGGAGACGTGGACTCCACGAAAAACGTAAAGTTCAACGTAGACGCCCAAGTCGGCGCAAACCAAACCCGCGTAATCACCGTCCCCAACAAAAACATCACGCTGGACGACGCAGGCGACTCTCGAACCCCCACGGCGCACGCCGCCAGTCACCTCGCAGGCACGCCCGCCATTGCCGCCAGCTACACGGGCATCGGCGACAATGAATCTTTTTCCGAAGAAGTAACCATCACGGCAAACACCGCAGGCACGGCAGGCAACAGCATCACGCTGACCTTTGATGGCGTGGACGATGTGGATACCGTGCTGGCCGCTTGGAACTCGGCCAATCCGTTAAACCAAGCCTCATTAGACAGCGGCGATGGCGCACAAGTTCCCGATAACGGCGATGAGCTTACGCTGTCGGGCGGGGTTGCTTCTACTATTGGAAGTGATCCGATTTACGACCAAGACCTCAGCACCACGGACGAACCGACCTTTAACAAACTCACCCTCACGCCAAACCAAAACGACAGCAGCCTAAGGCTCGGCACATTGGAGTTTCAAGGATACGCGCTCAACAACGCATGGATTGGCGACAATGTTTATTATAACGGTAGCAATTTTAAAAGACGCAACTCTGGCGCGGCTACCTTGTTCTATTTTCAAGGAGAGGAGGGCCAATTCCGCAGCGATGTGTCGGATGATGCTGGCACAAACGTTACCAGCTTACCCAATTTCAAGGTTGGTGCTGGCGGCAAATTTTCAGCGGGCGGGCCGAATGTCAGCAACCAAGGCGATTTTGAAAATGGCGCTTTGTGGTGTGACGGAGACTACGTTGGTTTGAGCGATACAGCGGACGAGACGAAGAAAGTTGAGTTCGATGTTTCGGGCGTCACAACGGAAACGACAAGGACTTTAGAAATCCCCGATGCGAGCGGGAAAATCGCCCTCACAAGCGACAACGCCGATCAATTCGGAAGCGGAGCCGCAGCAGACGGCTACGTCCTTACGTCTGACGGGGCTGGGGGATCGGCATGGGAGGCTGCAACGGGTGGTGGTGGCGGTGATACCGTTTCCATTCAATCAACCGCCGCAGACATTCTTTCCGTCTCTTCGGGCGCAATATCTGCCGACGATGCGGGCGCGGATCGGATCGTCTATTGGAACAACACCAGCAACAAGCTCACCTACGGCACGCCCTCCGATGTGGGCGCGGCGGCAAGCTCGCACACGCACTCGGATGCCACACAGTCTGTCGCTGGATTTCTTTCTACGGCAGACAAGACCAAGCTCGACGGCATTTCCAGTGGCGCAAACAATTACACCCACCCAAACCACACGGGCGATGTAACCTCGGCGGGCGATGGCGCGACCACGATTGCCAACAACGCCGTCACTAATGCCAAGCTCGCACAAGTAGCCAGCAGCACACTCAAGGGCCGCGCTACGGCGGGAACGGGGAACGCGGAAGACCTGACGGCGAGCCAAGTCCGCACGCTCATCAACGTGGCAGACGGCGCAACCGCCAACGCCAGTGACGCACAGCTACGCGACCGCGCAACACACACAGGCACCCAAGCCGCCACGACCATCACGGGGCTGGCGACCGTTGCAACCACGGGAGCTTACGGCGACCTCTCGGGACGCCCGACCCTCGGCACGGCGGCAGCAGCAGCGACTACCGATTTCGCGGCGGCTTCGCACGCCCACGCAGCCTCGGCCATCACCTCGGGAACCTTGGACGTGGCGCGCATCCCAACGGGCACGACCAGCACGACTGTCGCCCTCGGAAACCACGGCCACGAACTTACCTCCCTCGCCGCTACGGGCGCGACGAATGGTCATGTGCTGACGGCCAACGGATCGGGCGGTGTGACGTTTTCGGCGGCTTCGGGCGGCGGCATCGGCGGCTCCACAGGCGCGACTGACAATTCTTTGCTTCGTGCCGATGGCACGGGCGGCTCGACGGCGCAGTCCAGCGATTTGGTCATTGATGACTACACCGCCACAACTCAAGGCAACATAACCCTTGCCCCACGCGCCGTTTCTTTCAGCGCAACTATCGCGGCATCGGATGATTTCGTGACGGCCACGGGCCACACCTTCTCCAACGGCGACCAAGTTGTCTTTACAAGTCTGACGGGCGGCGCAGGACTGACAGCCAACATCCGCTATTTTGTCCGCGATTCCGCGACAAACGTGTTCAAAGTTGCCACCACGGTGTCGGGCGCGGCGGTGGATGTCACGACCAACTACACGGCGGCAACCGTGGAGCGGATCGTGGCGGTGGTCATCACCACACGCAATGTTGCTCCCTTTATTGTCGGGCCGAAGCCAGACGGAACCGCAGTCGGCGGCGATGCCCGTGGATTGCGGGCCATCAACATTGCCATGTCGCGTGACGCCAGCACTGAAGTGGCAAGTGGCAATGACTCCATTGCCATTGGAACACGAAGCAGCGCATCAGGAAGCAACAGTGTGGCGGTTGGACGTCTGGCGCGAGCAAACACAACCTCCGCAACCGCAGTCGGCCAAGCCACAAACGCCGGTCAATCAGCCACGGCAATCGGAACGGAAGCAGGAGCAACTGGCCTTGCATCTATTGCAGTCGGCAACGCAGTCACAGCTAACGCGCAAGACGCCGTGGCAATCGGCAGCTACGATGCCAACGACACTGGCGCTATCGCAACGGCTATTCGCTGTGTCGGGCTAAACGCGATTGCCAATATGCGCGGGATGTTGGCGACTCGGCCATTCAATGCCGTGTATTGGGGTGGGCAAACAACTTCTGACGCCGCCAACGTCGAACTCAATCTGGACGCCACGGCCACGAACCGCATGGTCATCGCGGCAAACACCGCCGTCATTGCGGACATTTTTCTGATTGCCCGCCGCACGGACAACACAAAATTCCTTTCAGCGCGCCGTTGGGTCGCTATCCGCCGCGATGGATCAAACAACACGGCACTGATCGGCGCGGTGCAGACTATCGGAACCGATCAAAGCGAAGGCTCCCCGACTTGGACTTTTACTATCGATGCCGACGATACGGCTTCAGTGGAATCCCTGCGTGTGCGCGTCACTGGCGCGGCATCTGAAACCGTGAACTGGCGCGTGTGCGCGATTTACCGAGTGGTTGCTTAATATGAACAGCGAAGAAATCTACACAGTCCTCCTCGACCAGCCGCGCCAGATCGACGGCAAAACATGGCACGGCTTTTCCTACCAGCTTTCGCGCAGCGAGGAAGGTGCGGTCACGGTCAACGAAATTGGCTGGCCGACCAAGCTGACGATCTATGAAGCGAACGGCCCCGAACTGGAAGACTTGGACGAGGCCACGGTCAAGGGCATGATCGAAGCGGCGTTGCCTGTGGACGAGAGCTATGTGATTCCCCCGCCGCCTGTGCCGTATGTGCCTACTTACACGGCGACCGAATGGGTCGATCAGCAAAAGTTTGACGGCAACCGCCCGACAACCCTGCTTTATCTCAAACTGCAACTCGACGCCGCGCAAAAGACCTCGCCCAAGCTCGCCGCTGTTCAGGGATGGCTCGATGGCATGATTGTCGCGGGAGTTACTGCGCCAGAAGACAAGCGTTCAGACTGGAACGGTTCGCCATACACATTTGAGGACGCGAGCAGCGAAGCGCTGCAAGTGTTGAACAGCTAATGAGGACAGTAACTCTCCAATCTATATTGCTGCGTGCATGGCAACGTGTCGGCAACGACGCGAGCACCATCGACGCCATCCCATCCGGCGCAAGAACCATGATGGTCGCCGCCGCCAACGAGCGCATAGCGGACTGTTGGGAGTGGGCGGACTGGCCGCAGCTTATGCGCGTCGAAAGCCGCACGGTGCAGGGTGATGCGACCAACGGCTATTACATCGACTATGAGCAAGTCGGCCAGACGGCCATGGGAGAGGTCTTTGGCGTCCTAAGAGACAACCCTGCAACCCACGCCGCGCCCCGCGCCATTGGCTTTACGCTCCTCGGAGATGCCATTCGTTTCCCCGAAGACACCGACCTGCCAACCACCGTCTGGGTCAACTTCCGCATCCGCCCGACCGAATACAGCGCCAGCAACCTCACCGCGACCGTTCCCGCCGTCTTGGCCAAAGCCGTTGGTCTTATGCTGAGTGCCGATTTGCTCCAAGAGGACGGACAGACAGACAAAGCGCTGGCTATGGAACAGCTCGCAGAAGCCGAGTTAATCGCCCAGCGCGACAAATATTATTTTCAACAGGGCCAACCCAGCATGTGGACGGCTCGCGTCAACCAATACTAAATTATGCACCCGAATACCCGCATCACCAACCGCACGTCCGGCAGCCAATTCATCGGCGACACAAGCACCGTCACCGCTGACATCGTCTCCATCGACGTGATGACCGACACCAAGTTCCACACGCTGACCGGCAACCTCACCGGCGCCGCGAACGCCACTGAGGCCAGCGCCGCGCTCATCAAGGCAGGCACGACCCTCGACGGCTTCTTCAGTGCCATCAAGCTGCACAGCGGCACGGTGATCGCCTACCGCAAGTAACACCATTGAGGAGCCGCGCGATGAGCCTGTCGTATTTTCATCACAACTTCAGCACGACGGAAAAAGGCGTCATCGGCACGGCCACGTCTATCGGCTCAAGCGTCTTCTCAATGCTCCCTCACCTCGAAACCACCCTCCGCGTGGCTGGTCTAATCATCGGAATTTGTGTCGGCGTGGCAACGCTCATCAGCGTGCTGCACGACATCCAAAAGAAAAGGAAGGAAAAGTAAATATGCGTAACTGGAAAACAACCACGACTGGCGTTCTCGCCATCGTCATCGCCGTCGCCTCTGGCGCCAAAATGTATCTCGGAACCGGCCAAGTCCCCGACATTGGCGCGCTGGCCGCAGCCGTAGCTGCTGGCTGGGGCTTAATTATGGCCAAGGACAACACGGCTCGCCTCTGAAACCATAATGCGCCGCGCGCCGAAGTTCATTGCCACTGCGATCCTCGCGTTAGCTTGGGCTGCTCTTGTGGCTGGATGCGTTAGCTTCCCAATTCCTCCGACCGACATGGGCACGACCAAGGCCGGAGAGTTGGGAACGCTGAAGCTGCGCGTTGCGGTGGAGTATAAGCCGAATTGGGCCGGTGTTGTGCAGGCCGGTCTGCGCCAGTGGAGCGGCGGCGGAAAAGAAGTCATTAAACCGACACGCTGATGTGGAAATGGATAAAGAGACTGTTTGGCAAACGATCCGAGACTGGCCATCGGCCTGCCTTGCCGAGCTTGCCATCCGTATCCACAACAACCTACACGCCCGCAAGACCCGACAAGACCTACAACGAGCGGAAGGTATTCACGCCGAACAAGCAAACCAACCGGATTACACCGGAGGCGATCATCCTGCACCACAGCGACGGAAGCTATCTTGGTGGATGCGAATGGATCGCCAATCCCGCAAGTAAGGTGAGTTATCACGTTCTCATTGCCCGCGACGGCCGCCGGACAGTATTCGCCGAAGACACTGACCGCTGCTGGCATGCTGGCAAGTCGAGCTGGCTTGGACGGCCGGATCTTAACTCATGGAGCCTCGGAGTGAGCTGGGAAGGCAACACCTATGACCGCCCGCTTGAGGAAGCAGCCATGGACAGCGCCATCGAATACTTGGCGCCTCGCATGAAGAAGTGGGGCATCCCGATGACGCGCATCTTGACGCACCAGCAGGTTGCACCAACACGCAAAACAGACATCTCGCCCGCCGATGCGGCGCGCTTCAAAAGCCGACTGAGATCGGCGCTTAAATAATTATGGCAAAAACAATCGGACAACTAACGGAACTCGCCGCAACGCCTGACTCAACAGACATCGTTCCCATTGAGGACGGTGGCGTTACCAAAAAGATCAGCGTCAGCAACCTGACGGCAGCAACGCTTGGTATCGCCGGTAACAAAACGGTTGCCGCTGGCACCAACTTGGCTTTGGCAACAACGACCGGCACCAAGATCGGTACAGCGACTAACCAGCTCCTTGGATTCTGGAACGCCACGCCGGTCGATCAGCCCGCCCTCACCGCCGACCTGCTCGACAGCTTGCAGGAGGTCGGTCTCATTGCATCCGGCGCAGGCAACACGCCTTTGGATCTGACGAGCGGCGCGCTGACATGCGGAGCCGTGAGCTGTGGTGCTGTCACGGCAACCAGCTTCACCTCGGTGCCAAGCACAGGCGCCATCACCAGCAGCTCGGCCACGGCAGGCATTGGATACGCAACCGGAGCAGGCGGCGCGGAGACGCAGCTTACCAGCAAATCGACCAGCGTGACGCTGAACACGGTCACCGGCCGCATCACGATGCACAATGCCGCTCTTAGCGCAAACACCACTGTGACGTTCACATTGACCAACAGTGCCATCGCCGCCAACGACCTCTTGGTGCTCAACCACGTCTCTGGCGGCACGGCGGGAGCCTACGCGCTCAACGCGCAGGCAGCCGCAGGATCGGCCAGCATCAACGTGCGCAACATCACTGCCGGAAGTCTTAGCGAGGCCATCGTAATCGGCTTTGCCGTAATCAAATCTGTTGTTGCTTAATTTTAATGGCACTTGAGTCACCAGTTTTGCGCGACGGCGATCAAGGGTTTATCGGCTACGCCAGCCGGTTGAATCCTGTGACGTTGCCCGATGGCATGCTCCAACTCTCGGAGAACATGCGGCTGGATCGCGGAGTGGCGGTGACTCGCAAGGGAGCCAAGAGACTGGCTGACGATATCGCTCCGGGCACCACTCCATTGACAGTGCCCTTTGTTCTTAACCCATCGCCAAATGAGCCGGTTGTTCAGTCCATTTACAGCGGCGGCATTTTCTCGGCGGCCGTTGTCCGCTCGCCTGACCAGAACAGCAGCATGGAAGTTATCGTGCTCGCCGGACCTGACCGCGCCTATACGTTCCTGCCGGAAGGGACCAACTTCTCGTCCGCAGCTTGGGGCGATTTGCTGGCAGCCAGCGCAACCGACAACTTTGAGACCGAGACCGGCGAGGAGATTGTTGCCGGATCACTGCCTGCCGAGATCACCTATCCGACCTCGGTGGATGAGACGATTGAGCCGACCGACAAGGTCAGCATGCTGCAAGCCTTTGACCGACTTTATATCTTGCGAGAGGCCGACTCCACGCAGCAGGGATGGGAAACCAAATACACCAATGCGTCAGGAATTGTGGTTTCCTCAACCACGGCAACGGTCAACGTGGACGCGCATGGCTACACGGCTGGAATGCGCGTGCGCATCGAAGGGTCGGCTAGTGCCGCCTTTGACGGCCACGAATATCAAGTCGCCACGGCATCGACCAACAGCTTCACGATTACAGTGCCGAGCGGCACGGCGACAGATGCCTCGGCCAACATCGCCGTCCGCCGCGTCAAGCCGCCTCTCTATTGGAGCCTCAGTCCTTCAACCAACTTTGTCCGCACTACCTCGGGCATTCCCGATGTCGGCATAAGCTACCGCCGCCTGCGCTCAACAGCATGGGCCAACTACATCAATAACCGCCTCATCGTTCCTGACGGCAAGCAGAACGTCCTAATCAGCGACATCCTTGATCCCGATGTGTTCGACATCTACTGGCAGAGCTTCCGAGTCGGCGTTGGCGGCAATGACTTTGTTGTCGCAGTGCATCCATGGGTTGACGGCACAGCGCTTGTCTTCTGCCGCAAGTCCATCTGGATCGCCAACATCGCGCAGTATCCTACGCCGGACGGATCGGACTTCACGACCGAGACCGGCATCAGCTCGCTGACGCTGCTCACCGATGAGATCGGCTGCCGTGCCCGCCGGTCCATCGCCACGGCAGGACAATACATCTACTTTCTATCGGACAACGGCGTCTACCGCCTCGACAGCCGCCTCGACCTCAAGCTGCGTGGAGACACCAAGCCGCTCTCGGATGCCATTAACGACCAGATCAGCGATCTCAACGCATCGCTGGCCGGTGACTCTGTCGGCTTCTACTTTGACAATCGCTACTACTTGGCCGTCCCGCTGGCCAATGCGACCGACAGCAACAACGGCGTCTTCATCTACAACCAACTTAACGAGCAGTGGGAGTCCAAGGACATCTACGGCTTCGGCGTAAACACCTTCATCGTCTGCGACATCGCCAACCGCCGTCGAGTTGTCATCAGCAACGTGGCTGGAAAGTTGATGCTGCTCGATGAGCTGGAAGGCGGCGACGATCCGGTTGACCAGAATGTCACCCAACTCCAGTCGGTCGCAGGAAAAATCAAAACCCGCCGCTACAACTTCGGCAGCATGCACAGCAAGCGATTCCTGCGCACTGTCGCCGATGTCGTTATTCCTTCCGGTGCCAGCGTGACGACCAAGATTGGAACAATCAACCCAGACACAGAAAGCGCTATCGGAACGCTGACCAACAGCAACGGCTCCAGCGAGGACTACAACATGAAGTGGCCGATCCGCTACAAAGCGCACGCCGCAGAGGTCATCTACGAGACCGCCAACGGACGCCCAGAAATCAGATCCGCGTCCATTGAGGCATCGCCAAAGAGCTTACCAGACACCGAAACCCGCAACGCAGCTTAATCAATTATGGCAACAGTAACAGTCACCAAGGGCTACAACAATCCGACCGGATGGATTTCCGGCGAGACCGTCACTCCCGAAAAACTCAACTCGTCTCAGACTCCTAGCGTCTCCGTGACCATTGACGATGGCGAAGTCACGGCATCCAAGCTCGCCACCGGAGCAGTAACCGGAGCGGCTGGTGGCGGCAAACTGGCAGCCAGCGCCATCACGTCGCAGACAACTATCGCAGACCCGCTGGCTGATACTGACGAATTTCTGGTGCATGATGCTTCGGCCAGTGCGTTGCGGAAAGTCCCCTATTCGTCCATTGCGCCAACGGTAACGGCAGCAAAGCTCAACGGCGTAGCCAAGGACGGAAGCGGCAGCGATTTGTCTGCCGGATCAGCGCCGATTTTCGGCTGCCGAGCGTGGGTCAGCTTTGATGGAACTAAGGACACCACCAACACGACATCGACAAGCAACACCAACCGATTGATTCGCGCCAGCGGCAACGTCACTAGCGTCCTTCGGAACGGCACTGGAGACTTTACGATAACTTTTACAACGGCGCTTCCAGACGCCAACTACGCGGTCATGGGTATAACCAACGGCAGCACGACAAGTCTTGTGGACCGCATTGTTTCAGTCAAGGGAGCAACGTCAACGGGTGCTTCGGACAAAACAACAACAACACTCAGCATTTTGTCTGGAAACAGTCTGAACGGAGCAAAGGTGGATCTTGGAGAAGTCTCTGTCGCTGTTTTCCGATGACCCCATGGCAACGCGCAAAACAATGGCACGACGAGCACGTCACGGAAGAGACCTTCGAGGAAACACTCGGATGGCATCTTACGAACGGACTTGTCTACTCAACCGACAAAATTTTCTTGTTGGCTCGGGAGGTGCATTGGGATGCGGAGCAAAAGGAGATGCGCAATGAAGGTGAACCAAATGCTTGGTTCGTTGAGCTGGCTGCTGCTGTTGGTTGCGCAAACCCTGTTTGGCACTTCATGCGTGTGGCGAGCCGCCCTCAGAGATGGGCGTTATGGTGCCGACACAACAGTTTTGAAACAAAGGCCCACGATTGGGCGAAACTTAGCAAGAAAGTAGGAGGATAAAACTATGGGTGGAGGTGGAGGAGGAAAATCTAAGAAATCGTCGGCGCCGCCACAGGCTGCACCGTTAGACTTTAACGCAATCATGGCCGCTTCGTCGGCCGCAGCGAAGGAACAGATCAAGCAGCAGTATGCTTCGATGATCGAAAACTATCCGGCGCTGGAATCCCTGTCGCTCGGAACAGTTGACGCCATCTCCGGTCGCCTCGGCGACAAGCCGCAGCCGGTCTATGAGGTCCGCCAGAAGAAGGACGGAACCTTTGAGCGCGTGCAGGTCGGAATGTCCGAGCCGAATCGCCAGACCATCGACGCCCTCGCTCGCATCCGCCAAGGCTTGGCCATCGCCGACATGTCGCCGGACGCAGCAAGTCCGACAAGCATCGAGCAGTCGCTCTATGACCAAGGTGAACGTGAGCTGGCCCTTGGCCGGTCGCTGTCGGCAGAGCAGGAGCGTGCAGCACAGCAGTCGGCCCGCGCTGCGTTCTCAGCTCGCGGTCTTGGCACAAGTCTTGGTAGCTCTGCCGCTGAGATCCTTAACCGCGATGCCGCCGCCTCTGCCCGCGAGCGTGAGCGCCAAGGATTCGCTGCTGCGGCGAACGATCAGTTCATCAACAACGTCACCGGCCGCCGGATGAATCTGGCGAATATGTATTTCGCCGGTGCTGGAAATCTTCTCGGAGCTGATCCGTATGCCCGAGCGCTCGGACCCGGCCTCAATTACAGCGGCATGACTCAGGGCAACCAGATGCAGCAGGTTGGCCGCGCATTTGATGGCGCAAACCAGATGGCTGGAAACGTTGCCAGTTTCAACGCGAATATGGCGGCAAGCAATTACAACTCCTACATGAACAATCAGTCCGCCCTTCAGGCGGCGAGGATGCAGTCTGGCGCGCTTGGCCAGCAGGGCATGATGGGGATGGCCGGCGGGATTGGTGGCGGCCTGCTCATGGGTGCGGGCCTCGCTATCTAATGGAGCGACTAATCACAGACACTTGCCGCAAGGCGGAACGCTGGATCTCCGAGTTCCGCAATCCCTGCGTGCTTTGGAGCGGTGGCAAGGACTCAACGGCAATGCTGCACCTGCTCGTCCACAAGGTCGGGGTGAAGCTGCCATGCGTGCAATACCGCGAACCGTGGTTCCGCGACCGCTACGAGTTGGCCGATGTGCTGACCCGCGCATGGGACTTGGATGTCTACGACTACGCGCCGGGGCGCATTGCATTGACCGATGGCACGGCGCCGGATGGCAGCCATCAGGTGGACTTTCTAAAATACCAGCAATGGGGCCAACACACGGCGCTGATCGTGGCCGTGGGCACACAGGCGCCGGTGGAGGGTAAGCCATGGCGTTGTGGTATGGAGGCCCTGTCGCGCCCTCTCGGCTCGTTTGCTTGGCCGTGGGACGCATGTTTCCATGGGCAGAAGTCGGCGGACGTTGACCCGATCAAGGGGCAGGTGCCGCTGGCCATGGACGTGCGGCGGACACCGGACGCTCCAACGCAGCTTTTCCCAATGCGGGACTGGACCGATGCGGATGTATGGGAATACTTGGAGCGCGAGGGCGTGCCGAATGACGAGACTCGCTACGGCAAGGACAGCGATGGCCGCTGGCATCACCTCGCTGACAAGTCGCGCAATGCAGACTACGGCCACATTTGCACAGCGTGCATGAGTCGCAAGGCGCCGGCCACGGTCTGGTGCCCCAAGCATCAGGCGCAGGTGAACAACATCTCAGCGCACCTGCCTTACGAGGATCACGCGATGCCCGAGTTGGGCTTTGCGCACAAGTCAGAAGATGTGGCCGGTCGCCCCATCGCAAGAATCATCGACGGCCGCGTGGCGGCTTAACCACCAAAAGAGAAGGAGAACAAAACTATGTTTAGCTATTCACCGCAAGTCGCTGATCGCAGCGGCGAGATCACCGCCGCCGGCCAGATCGCATCAGCCAACACGCAGGCCAATATGTATAACCAGCTTGGCAACAATATCGGCGGGGCCTTGGCTTCCCTCGGCGGGATGTATGGCCAATACAAGGACAAGAAGGACATGCTTGCCGGGATGGACAGCGCTGTCGGAGCAATGTCCGATGCTGGCGCTTTACCCGAGGGATTTCTCAAAAACTACATCCAGCTTGATGACAATGTTCGGCCGTTCATCTTTCAAGCGATAGCATCGCCGATGTTCCAGTCTTACAACGCCGGACAGTCTGCCGCCGCGCAGGCCCAAGCGTGGGATAAATACAAGAAGACGTGGGGCGGCGCGGCCGGTGGCCAGCCCGATGGGTTTACCTACTAACGATTATGTCTCAGCCAACAAACGCACCAACCAACGCGCCTTCAGCTCCTGCTGGAGCCATGGACTTGCGAACCTTTGGGCGCATGTTCCTTGGGCGCCAGCCGGGATACAAGCCGTCTCCAGAAGAATTTGAGGCCGATAAAAAGGCTTACGAATACTACATCAAGAAAAGCATAGACAACCGCTTTGACCCCGAGATTCTGAACACGCAACAAGGCATGTATGCCCGCTATGACGGGACCAATGCGGTTGCCATTGCTCCCATGACTACCAATGCGCAGGGGCAAGTGGTGAGGGGTGAGCCGTTGCGAGGCTATGCGGCAGACCCTTACGCGGCCGAAGCCGGTGCCCCCGCCCCGCTCGCCGGTGGCGGAATGGCGACGACCAATGCGCCGACTGCGGCACCCACCCCGCAACCCGCTCCGACTCCGTCATACACCATGACTCAGGCAGAGGCTTCGCAACGCTTTGGAACTAACATGCCCGTTGGCACGCACCGCGTCCCTAAACTTGGCGGGGTTCTTGTAATCACTCCTTAATGGCAACACTTGATGACATCACGCTGGGGGATATTGAGCTAGATCCCTTGGCGGGGTTGACGCTGGACGATATTGAAATCCAGCCAGCCGAGGGCAGCGGCTTTTGGCGTCAGGCGGCCGACCTTCCCGTCAGCGCGGCGGGTGGCGTCATCACCGGCCTAAAGGGCATGACCGATCTGTTCGGGGCGAACAACCCTGTGTCGCAGGAGTTGGCCAGCTACCAAGAGTTCTACCGCCAATCCCTTTCGCCCGAAGCCCAAGCCGACCAGCAAGAAGTCGCGCGCATCATGCAGGAGGCGCAGGACAAGGGCGTGTGGGAGCAGGTCAAGGCCGGCGCGCGGGCCTTCGCCGTTGCCCCTCTGGATACTGCCGCGCAATCGCTCGGCACCATGGCTCCCATTGTGGCGACGGGCGTTGCCGGGAGGGCGCTCGGTCTTGGCGCCAAAGGCGTGCAGGCGGTGCAAGCTGGCGCTGGCGCCGGAATGAACACGGGTATCGTCAAGGACAGCATCTACCAAGACACCAAGAATTTCCTATTGCAGTCCGGCAAGAGTGAGGAAGAAGCCGACCGTGTGGCGCTGGAGGCCCAGAGCTACGGCGGGCAGAACATCGACCAGCTCTTGCTCGCGGCCGGCCTTGGCGCGGCGGACGCTTTGTTCGGCGCCGAGAAGATCCTTGGCAATGCCATCAGCAAGTCCGGCGGCCGCGTGACGGGTGGCGTGGTGGCCGGCGCGGTCAAGACTGGCGTGTCCGAAGGCATTCCCGAAGCATTGCAAGGCGGACAGGAAGCCATGGCTCCCAACATTGCCTTGCAGCGTGAGGGCTATGCCGTCCCGACTATGCGTGGAGTGGCATCATCGGCAACGATGGAGGGCTTGTCTGGGTTCATGGCGGGCGCCCCTGTCGGAGCGGCCGAAGGTATGGCGGCCCAGCCGATGGATGACCGCAACCTGCCGCCCATCCAAGTCCAACAATTTACTCCCCCACCCGCCGCCGATGCGGTCGATGTGCAAGAAACTTTTGGCGATGCGACCACGGCCGCCGCGCCCGTGGAGGAAGCAGCCCCTGCCGCCGAACCCGCCATCAACCCCGATGACTTTGAGGTTGTCGAGATGCCGGGGGAGACGATTGTGACGGAGCCGCCGGTGGCGACACCAAAGATATTCCGTGGCGTATCGCCCGACGTTGACTATTCAAGCGGTGACCAGTTCTGGTCCGAGAGCCGCGAGGTTGCCGAGAACTACGCCGCGCAGACAGGAACCGAAGGCACCATTGACGAGGCCACGCCGGACACGTTGCCGCAAAACCTTTACACTGCCACCGACAAGCCCACGCTGAAGGACGAGCTTGAGCTGAAAAGCGAACCGTTCGCCCCAGAGTTTGATGCCGAAGCCAAGACCGTCTTGCAGGCGCGCGGCTTTGAGGGCATCCGCTATGAGTCAGGCACCGACTTGGGCGGCGAGCAGGCTGCGGAGTTTCATGTGTTTGGGAAAGCCCAACCCGCAGCGCAACCGGCGCCGGCGGCAATCGACAATGTCTTTACCCGAGATGAAATTGTCGTTGGCAAGCCGTCCATCAGCAGGCGCAAGCGCCCCAACGGGACGGATGGCGAGTCTCGCGTTGTTGTTGAGTCGCCAAGCGTGACCGCACCCGAGAAGTGGAATCGCCTATCAGACACAGACAAGCTCCGCGCGACCGTTGAGGCCCGCATTGATTTTACGACAGGGAAATCTCCAGAGAGAAAGGCTTCGGTTTGGTCTGTGCGCGGCAAGGGCAACGCTGTTGTTGCGCGAGGCTTAACTTTTTCTAACGCTGTTGAGGCGGCCAAGGACTATGTAATGGAGGCCAACGGGCCGCAGGCGCAATCGCCGGCCGCAACGCCCGACACCCCCGCCAAACGCTCCCGCCGCCGCATCAAAAACATGACCGCCCAATCGGGCGCGATTGATCTCTCCATCGTCGAAGACTTGTTTGAATACGGCAAGACGATCTACCGCGCAGGCATGAGCTTCGGCAAGTGGGCCGGCCAGATGGTCAAGGAGTTCGGGGAAGGCATCGCTTCGTTCTTGAAGCAGGTCTTTGATCGCATTGTCCAAGCCTACAAGGACAGCCCTTACAGCGACACGACCGGGGCGGTTGGCAATGTGCGGCCGAAGGCCAAGCCGAGGCAGTTTGAGGAGAAGGCGAAGAAGTCTGATGCCATCACGGAAGAGGCGAAGGCCGAGCTTGGCAGTGAGTATGTTCCGATCACGCTGGAAGGAACGGCAGATCAGGCCAAGGAATGGATCAACCAGAATGGGATTGATGCCGCCGAGCAGCGGATACTTGATCTGGCTGCCGACAGCCTGACGCCCACACCTGTTGACTTTGGAATCGGCCTAGAGCTGGCGGCCAGACTTGGAGCGATGGGAGAGCATCAGCGGCAGGCGCGCGTTGTTCGCATCATGTCCAACCGCGCCACAAGCATCGGCCAGACCATCAGCGTGCTCGCCATGCTGGCCCGACTGACACCGGAGGGCATCGTCTTCTACGCAAATCAAGTCATCGAGCAATACATCGACACGTTGCCCGAGGAAAGGCAGGGCCAGATCCGCGCGGCGCAGGATAGCGTTGTGTCCGCCGAGACTGAAGTGAAGGCGACCCGCAAGACAGTCGCTGAAGACACCATCATCAACGGCACCCAAGGCGGCGAGAAGATCCAAGAGAAGCTGAAGCGCCGCATTAAGGACAAGACGCAGAAGCAGCGCACCAATGTCGGCATCCGCTCTGTCCTGACCAGCAAGGCCACCAAGGCAGAGGCGACCAAGCAGATCACACAACTACTGACCGAGAACGGCATCAGCGAAAGCGAGGCCGGCGCCTTGGCAACGGCCATCACCAGCAAATTCTACAAGGTGATGGATGAGGCGCGTAAGTCCATCGCCACGCAGCGCAAGCCGAAGGAGCAGAAGCTCATTAGGTCTTGGAGCAAGCTGGTTGAGAAGCTGAACGGCGAAGGCATGCCGGACGATGACTTTATTGCGCAGCTTTCGCTTATCGCCAAGTTGCCGACCATGACGCCGGAACTTGGGGCGCGACTGAAGGGCCTAACCACACAGCTTAAAGAGGCCAAGGGCGACCAAGACATGCAGCTCGTCATTGCCGGTCGCATCTTTGAGGAGATCCATAGCCTTGTGCCGGTGGACTTCTGGGTGAAGGTGCGTGCGTTCAGCTACATAATGATGCTGTTCTCGCCCAAGACTTGGATCAGAAACATCGGCGGCAACGTGATCCAGTTCGTGGCCAATGCCGGTAAGGACACGGCCATCAACGTGGCCACGGGTCGGGCCGGCATCTTTAGCAACGGCAAGACCGGAGACCGCGTGAAGTCGGGCCGACTCAAGCATCTGCTCACCCCGTATTACGATGTAAAGAAGGGCTTTGAGTGGAACGCCAAGCAGAACCCGCAGGCCCCATTCAGCGAGAACCTTGCGGCCGGCATCGACCATTTGCGCCTGCTATCCAAGCTCACCACGCAAAACAAGTTTGAAGTGGCCGATGCCAAGGAGGTCGGGCGCCGCATCTTTAGCAGCAAGTTCATGGGGATGTTGGAGACATCGCTCTCCATCGCCCTCGGCGGCCCTGACCGCGCATTCTGGAAGTCTGCACTGGAGTCATCGCTGGCCAACCGCGAGGCGCGAGCCAAGCAAATGGGCGAGTGGACGGGGCGACACACGCCAGAGGACATCGAGGGTGCGATTGCCGATGCCGCCGGGGCCATCTACCAAAACGCTAACACGATCAGCAGGGAGGCCGCCAAGTGGCGCTCATCGCTCAACAGGATGAGCACGAAGCTGCTGAGTTACTTCATCCCCGGCGTCAAGCCAACCGAGCAATTCGGATTCGGCACGGCGCTCATGGCATTCACTCAGGTTCCCGGCGCCATCGCTCGCGCGGCCATCAGTTGGTCCCCCCTCGGGCTAATCATTAACCTGCACCAAGGCATGAACGGCATTCTTTGGAAGGCCAGCAACCAAAGGGCAGGCAAGCCACTGGACACAAGGGAGTTCGGCGAGGCATTTACCAAAGCCCTCGGAGGAACGGGAATCTATGCGGCGGGGTATTACCTGTATGCCATGGGTGTCATCACGGCCAGTCAGGAGGACGATGATGATGTTGAGGCAATGCGCCGGTCACTGGGCATGGGACAATACCGGATCAACGTGACTGCCCTCAAGCGGCTGCTTACGACCATGGCGTGGGGCACACCGCAAAAAACGGACGAGGGCGATGTGATCCTATCCTACGACTGGGCGCAACCGCTCGCCATCACGTTTGCCGCCGGGGCCGAGTTGGCCAAGATGGTTGAGCAGAACGACCGCAACGGAATCAAGAAAGGACTCGCGGCCAAGGCAGCCATGCCGGCCATCAGTCTTGCGGCTGGTGCCAAGTCACTGCTGGATCTTCCGCTGCTGTCTGGTCTTTCCAGCTTTATCGACCAGCTCGACACCCGCCGACCGGAGAGCGTGATCGGCGCCGTGGCCAGAACGGTCGCCGGTATTCCTTCCATGTTTGTCCCGCAGCTTGTCCGCCAAGCCAACCAACTCCTTTACGATAACACGCTGAGAGAGACGCGCGGAACCAACCAGTCCTCGGCCGTTCCGGTCACGGTGCAGCGCGCGTTCAACCAGATCGCGGCCAACACCCCCGGCGTTGCCGATCAGTTCCCTCCCCGCCTTGATGTCATGGGGCAGGCACAGGAGCGGTATCAGTATGTTGGATGGCACTGGTTCAATGTGCTGTTCAATCCGGCGCTGACCTCTCGGGTCAAAGCCAACCCCGTCTTGGAAGAAGCGGCGCGGCTCATGGATTCCACCGGCGAGACCAGCCAGTTCCCCAAGCAGGTAAAGAACCGCGCCTCCATCAACGGACAGAACATCGACCTGACGAACGAGCAGATCAGCGCTTACCAGTATTACTTGGGCAACTACACGGCCAGCATGATGAATTGGCGCATGGCCAGCCCGCGCTACGCTCGCCTGCCCGACACCGAGAAGGTGCGGATCTTCGCCCAAGACATTGAGGACGTGGACGCCGCCGTGAAGTCTGCCCTGTTCGGCCACGACATCCGCCGCCTGACCCGCCGCCAGCGCTCCATGCGCAACAACCTAGTCAACTCTCCCCTCGGGCAATCAATGCCCCCGCGCTAAAGAATTAGGGCCGCCCCGGTTTCCCAGAGCGGCCCAGCCCCGCACTCGCGGGACTCGTCCTAGTGGTTAGGAGACACACTTTGGACAAAGTCAGTAGCCATAGTAGCCGTATGCCGGCGGACTGTAAACAGGCGCGCCAATCGGTGCGCGGCTGCCGATGGTGGAGATAACCGTTGTGCCGCCAACTTGGCTTGCCGTGGTGATCGGTGGTGATCCCGGTCCCGTGACGATGACCGGCGCCGGTGCCCCGCCGCCCATGTTCTGCGCCATGGCTTGATTGAAGACGGTCGGGTCAAACACTGCGGGCGCGGGACTGCCGTTCTCCATAACCCAAGGATGACCGGACCCGAAGAAGCGTGTGCCCTTCGGGACCCACTTGCCGTCTTGCGTGCGGACCATTCCTTGGGCGTCCATCCTTGCGGCCTTTGCCTGTTTCGTTTCGCAGCCCGTGGCGGCCATCACCATGGCGGCGGCGAGTGTTAGGGTTAGGAGTTTCATATTGTTGGTTCTTGTTGGAATTTTTCTGGCACGACTACGGCGCGCTGCCATGTGGCATACCAGCGTTGCGTTGTTACATAGGACGAGTGCCCCAAAAGATATTGCACTTGGACGAGTGACCCCGTCGCCTCCAGCCAATCGCTGCCGGCTTGCTTGCGTAGCTCGTAGGCCGCCCCCTTGCGGTTCGGGATGTATTGCCGCAGCCATGTGTTGAAGTTTCGGAGCATGAAGTTGTAGCGAAGGAACTCTGTGCCGAGCGGGATCATGTAGTCATCGGCGCCCAGCAGATAGTCGGCCATCCATGGCGCCAAGGTAATGTCGCGCTCGCGGCATCCCCCCGTCTTTAGGGTGAACTCCTCATCGGGGCGCTCGCGGATGCACATGGTCTTGCCTTCGGGGCGGTCCTCAATCCACGACTTGCGGGCATAGCTGACTTCCTTGGGCGTCATGCCTAGGTAGCGGCAGCAGATAAAGGCGCGGCGGACCTCTGCCATCCCACGGCTGTCGCGCTCCATGTCGGCCAGCTTGTCCTTGGGGATGTGTT